TATTTGGATTTACCGAGACCCAGACTTTGCCCGTAAGTTGGAGCAAGCCAAGGAGGATGCCAAGAGCAACTCCATTAAGGCGCTGGGAATCCCGAAGGAGGAAATCTCCTTTGCCCAGTTCTCTGAGATGTTTCTGGGGTCGAAGGTCTTCCCCCACCATCAGGACTGGATTGACCTGATTGAGGGTAGGGAACCTTCCTGGCTCCACCCTTCTATGACCTATGACCCAGGCGATGAGACCCGCCTGTTGGTGAACGTGCCTCCTGAGCACGCCAAGTCTACCGTGGTCACGGTGAACTATTCGACCTACCGCATTGCCATCAATTCGAATGTCCGCATCATAGTGGTTTCCAAGACATTGAACAAAGCACGCGAGTTTGTATACTCAATTAAGAATCGGTTGTCCCACCCTCGTTACGCCAAGATGCAAAATACATTTGGTCCTGAAGGCGGCTGGAAGGGTGACGCAGACACGTGGCGTGTTGATACTGTCTACCTTGGTGGCGATGCGCGTGATTCATCTGAGAAAGACCCAACCATCCAAGCCCTTGGTATGGGCGGTCAGATTTACGGCGCACGTGCTGACCTGATTATCCTAGACGACTGCATTACTACGGCTAACGCCCATGAGTATGAGAAGCAGATTAACTGGCTACAGAAGGAAGTTATTACCCGTCTTGGCAAGAATGGTAAATTGCTTATTGTGGGAACGCGAATCGCGCCCACGGATTTCTATAAAGAGTTAAGAGACCCTAAGTACTGGTCTAATGGTAAAAGCCCATTTACCTATATGGGTATGCCTGCAGTCCTTGAGTACAAGGATAAAGTCGAAAACTGGGTAACTCTCTGGGCTAAGTCTGATATTCCATGGGACGGGGATGAAGATACTCCTGATGAGAATGGGCTATACCCTAAATGGGACGGACCAGCCTTAAATAAACGACGCGGTGAAGTTACTGCTTCTACTTGGGCACTTGTCTATCAGCAAGAAGATGTTACCGAAGATGCAATCTTCTCAGCACCTTTGGTGCAAGGTTGCGTCAACGGCATGCGCAAGCGTGGTCCACTAGACCCAGATAAGCCTGGACATCCAGAGCGTGTCAGTGGCTATACCATTATTGGCTTTGACCCTGCAATGACTGGTAACTCGGCATTCGTGGTGATTAATTATAACGCTGCTGATAGCCGTATATATGTGCTTGACTGTATAAACATGTCAGAGCCTAGCCCACAAAAGATTCGCGACATGATTGAAGAGTTGGTTATTAAGTACCGACCTAATGAATTGCGTGTTGAGATTAACGCACACCAGAAGGGTTATGCCCTTGATGATGATTTGCGCAACTGGCTTGCCCAGTATGGCTGTGACTTAAAGCCACACTTTACTGGTAAGAATAAATGGGACACAAATATGGGCGTAGCATCTATGTCTACGTTCTTTGGAACGCTGCGTGATGGCAAGTTTCAAGATAATAACTCAATAGAGTTCCCATCTACTGAAGGTTCAGAAGGTCTTAAAGCCTTACTTCAGCAGTTGATGACATGGAAGCCAAACACTAGAGGTAAGACCGACTGCGTTATGGCTTTATGGTTTGGCGTATTGCGTGCCAAGGAGTTAATGCAAGCGGCTTCGTTCACTAGCCGATATAAAGAAAACCGTTGGGCTACTAGAGCGCAACTATCAAAACGACAGACAATAAACCTAGACGCTGCCTATCAAGAGCAGTGGCAAGAACAATTCGGTTAGGAAAATATTATGCGCAATATAAGAATCACAGAAGCGGGTAGCGGTGGCTCACGTGGTATATCTACTGGTGGTGGACGCATTAACAAAACTGGAAAAAAAGTAGGAAAGGCTAAACCTAAACCAACTGCTGGTAAAGGAATATTTAAAAATATAAATACTGCTGGTGGCAAACGCGGAATAGCAATAGAAAATAAAATGCGTAAAGGAACATCATTACCTAAACTTCAAACTACTGGTAAAATTAAATCAGACGCTAGAGAAAAAAAGTATGGAACACCATCTCGTAAAGTAGCAAAACAAAATGATATTTTTGTAAATCAGTATGCTAAGTATGCTAAAAAAAATAACACAACGCTTAAGGGTAATGCTGAACTTGCAAAGACTGTTGCCCCAAAATCTGTTAGTGCAAAACAAAAGACAGTTCCAGTAAAGAAAAAGGGTAAGTAATTATGGCTAAGAAGTTAACTAAAGCACAGATTGCTAAAAACCCTACTAAGGCTATTAACTCTGGCAAGATGAAGATGAAAAAGCAGGAAGTTCCTTTTGGTGGAATTGGTCGTGCTGCTGCAAGAGTTGTTGGCAAAGCAATTGTAAATGCAACAACTGGTAAAACTGCTGCTCGTAAATATGCTGAATCAAAAGCACGTTCTGATGCATCAAAGGCATCTGTAAAGGCAGCACTTAAGACTGCTAAAAAGTCTAAGCCACTTACTGAGCCTAAGTCTGCGGTTCGTGTAAAGCCTGGAAAGCAGGAAGCACCCATTAAATCAAAACCTAAACTTGGGGATATTCCTAGTCGTGGTTTTAGACCAACAACAAGAGAACGCATTAATCGTGCTCGTGATGTGCAATGGGATAAAGCAGAAAAGGCTTACGACGCTTCAACCGAAATGGCATACACTGGATTACGCTCTTACCCTAAAGGATTTGAAAAATCCGTAGCACGTGGTCCTGGCAAAAAAAACGCACGTAAGCGTGATGCAATTAGAAAAGAAGCAAATAAAAATCTTCCTATTGAAATTAATTCTGCTCGTCCTTTTACTACCCCTAGCGGTGGGAATATATTTAGAGGAACAGATATACTAAAAAGCAATAATGCTAAAGCACTTAAGGCTGCTAATAAATCTAAGCCAAAAAAGAAGTCTAAGTAATTTTTAATCAATCGTTAGGACAATAATGTTATCAGTTAAGCAGATTGCGGCGCGTGTTGAGTCGCTAAAACACCGCGCACGCGAGCGCGATTCTAGACATGAAGATGTCCTAGCCGTACGTCGTGGTCAGATTTCTAGCGTTTATCCAGACTTCTTTCCAGAAGGCGTGGATGCAAACGTAGTTGCAAACTTTATTGACATTGTTGCACGTGACCTATCTGAAGTTATGGCTCCGCTTCCAGCGATTAACTGCTCTGCTATTAATCAGGTTGAGGATAAGTCACGTAAGTTTGCTGACACTCGTACCCGCATTGCTGCAAATTACTTTATTAATTCAGATTTACAAGTACAGATGTATACTGGTGCAGACTGGTATCTCACATTTGGTTTCGTCCCATTCATTATTGAGTTCGACGAAGAAGCAAAACTGCCGCGTATCCGCATAGAAAACCCTGTAGGTGCTTACCCAGAGTATGACCGCTATGGACGCTGCATTGCTTTTGCTAAGAAATACCGCATGACAGTTGCCGAATTGATTGCTCAGTTCCCTGAGCATGAAGAAGGCATTCTTGGTAAAGATGGTTATGACCAAGATATGAATGGATATTTAACTGTTATTCGATACTACGATAAGGAACAGTCTGTAATTTATATTCCAGACCGTGGAAACTACGCAGTATCTACAGCGGAAAATCCAATCAAGAAGATGCTAGTCCACATTGCACGTCGCCCATCTGTTGATGGCGAGATGCGTGGACAGTTTGATGACGTACTTGGTATTCAGTTGCTTCGCAACCGATTTGCATTACTTGCAATGGAAGCAGCGGAGAAGTCAGTACAGTCACCTATCGTCTTGCCTAGCGATGTTCAGGAGTTTGAGTTTGGTGGCGATGGTGTCATCCGCACAAACAACCCTGCTGGCGTTCGCCGTGTAGAACTACCTATTCCTGCTGGTGCATTTAATGAGCAGCAGATTCTACAAGGAGAACTGCGTACTGGAACACGTTACCCAGAATCACGTACTGGTAACGTAGATGCTTCGATTATTACGGGACAGGGCGTTCAAGCCCTTATGGGTGGATTTGATACACAGGTCAAATCTGCTCAGGCTATCTTTGCTTCTGCACTTAAGAGTGTTATTTCAATCTGCTTTGAAGTAGATGAGAAAGTATTTGACGAAAAGAAAACAATTCGTGGCGTAGATGCTGGTGCACCATATGCACTTGAGTACACACCATCTAAGAATATCAAGGGTGACTATTCTGCAGATGTACGCTACGGCATGCTGGCTGGGCTTAACCCAGCACAGGGACTTATTTTTATGCTTCAGGCATTGGGTGGCGATTTAATTTCCGTTGACTTGGCTCAGCGTGAAATGCCATTTGGCATTAACGTCACACAGGAACAAGAGAAGATTGAAGTTGAAAAACTTCGTAAGGCTCTCATTGGTTCTCTGCAAGCATACACACAAACAATTCCACAATTGGCAACTCAGGGACAAGACCCGCTACCTATCATTCAAAAGATTGCTATGGCAATCAAGGGACGTAAAGATGGTAAGCAGATTGAGGATGTAATTGAGGAAGTGTTTACGCCAGAGAATCCTCCTGCTGGTGCTCCAGTTGAGCAACCCGTCCCCTCTGCTCCTGGCGCTCCAGTAGGAGGCGCTCCTGCACAGGGAAGACCAGATTTGCAAATGCTTCTTAGCCGTTTGAATTCAAGCGGAGAAGCATCAGGTTCAGCACAGATTAGACAGCAACAAGTAATCTAAGGGGGTAATCATGGCAACACCACGCAAGAAGCCAGTACGTAGAACAAAAGTACGCACAGTTGAAAACGATGATTACACTCCATTAGAAAAATACTGCATTTCAATTAATGAATATTTTAAAGCGTTACGTGTGGCAGGATTTTCGGAAGCAATTGCGCTATCAATGATTCAGAGTGTTGAGTCTTATCCAAACTGGATTATTCCAGACCTGCCAAACAAGATTGATAATATTCCATACGACGATGAGGATGATGACTAATGGCTGATAATAGAGGCGGATACCGCAAGCCAAGTATGCCAGCACCTACATCAGGTCCTGGTGCACTATCACGGCGCACAGATGGTGGACCAGCACAAGCGGCTAAGTATATTGCTGGACTTCCATATGGACAGGGACAGGCTACATATGACCAGCAGACTGCTGCTCCTATGGCTGGAACTCCAAACATTTCTGAAATATCTGCACCAGTAATGGAAATGCCAACACCATTATTTGCACCAACAACACGACCAACAGAACCAGTTACATCTGGTATTGATTTAGGTGATGGACCAGGTTCATCTGCTCTTGGCACTTTGCCAAATACGGAACAAACAATTTTTAATATCCTGCAAAAGATTGCAGATAATGACCCAAGTGGTGATACAGAACTACTTTATAGGATGCTAGAAGATAAGGGGTACTAAATGGCTGAGGTCCCACTAGACCCATCTATTGCGCAAATTAGCCCCAATATCGCATCAGCAATAGCAAGAGCAAAAATTCCACCAGCAGATGCTGCTGTAGTTAAGCAATTGGCTAGAACATATTCAGTTGGTAAAGATTTACTTAAGAAACCAAAAGATGATGCACGTAAAGAGTTTCTAGAACTTGACCCAGTTGTGCAAGAAAACTTGCGTTACATTTATTCTGACCAAGAAATATTTAAAGCCGAACAAAATTTAATTGGCAAGGCTCTTTCTTTTACTTCAGATGTTGTTAAGCAAACAGGGCTTATGTATTTTAGCCCAATTGTTGCTGGCTATAAGGCTGTTGAAGCATATGCTAAGGGTGTTAATACACCAAAGAATGTTTTGCAACAGGTTAGAAGTGGCAAGCAAAACTTTAGCAAAAAAGTAATAACAGATTCTTTCAATGGTAAGAATATGTGGCGACAAGAAGACCTTGCCCTTTATGAGCAAAAATATGGCAAAGCACTTGTAACTTTAGCCAGAGGTCTAATTGAAAAGCGCACACCAGGCGAAGCAATTGACCTATATGAAAATGGCATTGATGACGACATGGCTGCAGCCCTTAAGTTCATGGGCGATGAGCCAGAAAAGTTTGATGATGTTCTTGCTGATATTCAGCAAAATGTTCAGATGTCTCCTGGTCGAAATCTTTCTGATGCATTAATTCAGCCAATGAATAGCAAGCAAATGGCTGCACTAAAAAAGAATAAATCATATAGATTTCTTAAGGCACTGGGTATTGACATTGCTACAACACAAGGACAAAAAGTAGCAAGTAAAGTTGTATCTGGTCCAGTTGATGCGACCTATCAGTTGCTTAATCCTACAGACCCACTGACATATGTTGGTATTGGTCCAATTGCCAAGGCAGCAGTAAAAGGCGTTGGTGGAGTTAGAGTCGGCATAACTGAGGCTTTGCAGTTTGGTGGCATTAAGTCACGCGGCGACCAGTTGGCTGACCAGTATAGATTTTTACTTAATCGCTTTGGCGAAAGTGGAGTAAAGCAAGCAAACCGATATGTCTTCCAGCAGGCAGATGTTCGTGAACTATGGGATGGAACTCTTGGTCCAACAGTTGAGGCATATGCTAAGGCTACTCCAGGGGCAGAGCGTTCATCTGTATATCGTCGAATCCGCTTTGAACAACCTGAATGGGCTAACGAAGAGATTATAAAAAAGATGGCTGACTTTGGCGTTAAGGACGCAAAGACTGCTGAAAAGTTTTTTGAAGGATATGAAAATGGTCGATACCTTCTTTCAATAAATGTTGATGGTATTTCATATACAAGAAATGGAATACCTGTAGCAAAGAAGCACCGCAAGGTTACATCTAAATTGCACGAAAGAATATATCGTGTATTTAATCCATTAGCAGATGATACTGCTTCTCTTGAAGCCGTAAACAAGGACGCTTTTGAGGTAATTGATGAACTTCTTAAAACTGGTGAAAGAGAAAACTCTTTGCTTGCCCCAGGACTTGATGATTTAGTTGAGCGAAATAAAGATAGATTAACAGTTCTTAATAAAATTGGTCGTGCTGGCTTTCGTTCTCCAGGCAGAATTTTGCATGGAGAAGATGCAATTAAAACAATTGATAATGTTCGCGGTCTTTTAGGTCAAATTGTACCAAGAGATGTTGCAGAAGCAGTTGCTGACCTTTACATTTATATGCCACCAGAGCAACAAATTACTCTTATTCGTAATGCGCATAGCGCATTCTATCGCCGTATTGGTATGCATGCTACTCCAGGTGGAGAAGTTCAGGCTAATGAACTTTTGAATGCCACATTTAATGAATCTGCTGGTATGTTTAATACAGTTCGTAGCGAAATACCAAAAGGCTGGGAGAAAAAATTATCTAGTCGTATTTATAAATACGAAAATGAAATTCCAGTACTTCAAAGTCGTGGCGCTGTGCATTTTTCTCAGTTGTCAAAGGGAATTGCTCCAATTAATTATGATATGGCATATCAATATGCTAATCAGGCTAAGTTGGCTAAGAAAACTAATTTTATTAACATAATTGGTGGAGCAACTAGAAACAATTTCTTACGCAAATATACAGATTTTCACGTAACCCAAACACTTTTTCCGCGTTTGGGTATACGTACAACTGTTGATGAGGGAATTTTTTATGGTATGCATGGTTCATACTATGATTTATTAGACCTTGCTTTGGGTCCATCAGGAACTGGTAAGATGATGGGCGATATTGCAACCATAGTTACTGGTTCAAAGTCTGGAATTGGTCTATATAAGCGCGGAGTATATAAATTATTTCCACATCTTGACCTAACAAAGAAGTTGCCACCTGAAGCACGTATTGAAATTATTAAAAAACTTGCTATAGATAATGAAACAACTGTAGAAAATCTTACACGTGTTGAAATTATGCAGGCTATTGTCAATAGAGCCATTCAAATCTATGGCGAAACACTGCCTGATAAAATGTTTGATTCGCTTAAATTAATTATGAAGCACAATCCTTCATTAATTGATGCAATGGCTGAATCACTTGGTTCTAAGTCTCTTCTTTCTGGTCAAGTTGCATCGGAATATATGGACTCAATGTTCATTCCTTCTGCATGGACAGATGGATTACGAGAATATGGATTGCAACAATCTAGAGTTTGGACACCACGCGAAGTATCAAAAATGACAAATAAGCAGGTTGCTATTGCTCATTTTGATAACTGGAATACACGTTTTTCTGTCAATAGCAAAACAGTTGCTAAGGGTGTTTACATTAACCCAGTAGAGTATTTCTTTAATCATGGCGGAATGAGAACTATTAGGCAACTTGAGAGTGCTCGCAATGCAATACTAGAAAAACTTGGTATTACATTTGATGAGAGCCTTAAAACTTTTGTTAGCCGTGGTGAAAAGAACTATGCAAAAGAGTTTAATGCAGACTTTAGCACAACTTCTGCAATGCGTGAAAATGGTCTAAGCGACATAGAAATTACAGTGGCTCATATCGAGACAATGCTTCTTGATATGAAGAACACATTCCATGGTTCTGCTACAGCATTTAATGAAACATTGTTTAATCTTATCCAAAAGAAGCATAAAGAAATATATGCTGCTGCAGATAAAAAAGGCAACCAACTAGATACATGGACAAAGGCTGTTGCTTCTACAACCTTTAAAGAATTTGAAGATGCCACTATTGGCTACCAGCCAATTGGTGTTATCAACACACGTCTGAAGAAAGTTGCAGACAAAGAAATTGATATGAAGGTATTTGAAGAGTTTAGCGGTATTGATAACTATCTTCAAAGATACCAGAACTGGTCTATGGATGTTATGGATGCACAAGTCACTGGCTTGTTGCGTCAAAGATTGCTATGGTTTAGGGCAGACCAGAACCTAAAGAAACTTCGTCCATTTGAAGAAAACATCCGTAAGGATATTATTGCAGATGCTCGTGCTGCTAATCCAAATATGGATTCATATCAATTAGCAATACTTGAAAAGAATGCTGCTGCTATGGCTGAAAAGCGCGTAGTTACACTTGCATACGAAAATGCAATGCAGGATGTTCTTAAGTCTATTGATAATCAGAATGTACGCTCTAATCTTGCTATGTCTGTTCGTTCGGTTGCGCGTTTTTATCGCGCTACAGAAGACTTCCAGCGTCGTATCTATCGTATTGCTAGCAAAAATTCATTACGTTCTTTGGCTCGTATGCGCCTTCTTTATACTGGTTTGCAGGCACATGGCGATGTATACGAAGATGATAAGGGCGACCAGTACATTATCTTCCCTACAGATGTCATTATTAACTCTGCGGTAGAACCAGTACTGCGTGTACTTACGGGAAACGATAACTTCCAAGTACCAGTATTTAATGACCTAGCACTTAAGTTGCGTTTGATTAACCCATCATTTGCACCTGATGCTGGTCAGCCTAGCCTTAGCAGCCCAATTGCATCTGTAACAATGCTTGCAATTAAGACGATTGCTAATGAGTTGCCATGGGGATGGTCAACAAGAGTAAGCAATAAAATTGATACAATTATGCTTGGCAACATTGGCGAGAATTTAAATCTTTATAATGCACTTGTACCGATGTTTGGGCAGAGTATTATTGCTACATCTCCACTTGAGATTCCTGGTTTGCCAGACGATATGAGTAAAGAAATATATCGCCAGAAGGCTAGTGCAACAATCCAAGCGATTGCATACTTCAATGCATACGGATATAAACTGCCAGAGAATGCAACTCCAGAACAAAAGAAAAAGTATCTTAAAGATTTGAAGGCTTCGGCAACTACAATTGTTGCGTTCCGCAACATGCTTGGTAATATTATCCCAGGTCAGCCAAGCCTTAAAGAAACCAAAAATGTATCTGATTATGTAAAGCGTAGTGGAATTGGTAGCCCTAAGGCTGCATTCTGGGATATTTATAACAGCATTCTTCGCAATGGCGATACAGATATTCCTATGGCTTGGGATTTGGCAGTTGCTTCATTTGTAGGAAAGTATCCAGGAAAAGCAGGATATATAGTTCCACGTTCTAACACTTCATTCAATGTCTTTATCAATAAAACAAATGAAGTTAAAAACTGGGCTATTGACAATAAGGGATTCCTAAATACTTATAAGGAAATTGGTTGGTTATTTGCTCCACGTGCTGGTGAATATAACCCAGATGTATATGGCTTCCTTGAAAGCCAAGACCTTATTAACATGCCAGACTTTGAAGAGTATCTAGATGCTGTTCGACTTGCAGAAGAAAAGCAAGTTTACTTTGGTATAGATGATGAACGAGATAAGGTTCTTCAGGAATCAATGGACCCTTCAATTCGCAAGATGGCTATTGATGAGGCTTCTGCTAAAAAGCGCCAGATGCGTAATGCAAATCCATTGCTTGCAACAAGTATCGAAAACGGTCTAGAGTCGCAAGGTGAACTTAGACTTAAGTTGCAGAATCTTGATGCTGCTTTAAATAATAAGAAAGCACCTATCAGACCTCAAGTTAGAACATCATTACGCACAATTGTTGATGAGTTTAAGAAACTACATGACCTAAACAATGATGTTAATGAGCGTATTCGTTTTGACTTTACAATTAAAAAGGCTGAGGCAAAGGATAATATTACGCTTATGATTACAGAACTTGGCAAGAGTTCTCCAGAAATCTATGAAGCATCACGATTAATCTTTACCCCATTACTAAATACATATTCAAGAGAATCAATTTCAGCAGCAGCGAGAGGTGAATAATGGCAACTAAAAAAGGTGGTTCTACCTCAAAAAATACTGGTGCTAAAACTGATGTTAGTGCTGGAGTTGATGTTGACAAGGCAAGTTTAAATAGTAAATTTGGTGGAGAAAATCCAGAAATTCAAGTTACTCAAGATGCTTATGGTAGATGGATTCTTGCAAGTCGCACTGCAGAAGGAAATCTTATTCCTAGGTATTTTTATGTACAGCCAGATGGAACTGGAAAAGATTGGTCAGAGGCTACTGCAGTTGAAATTGTTCGTCAATATAAAAAAGACTATGCAAAGAATGCTGGTGGTTTAGAAGGTCTACGTAAGTCTTTATTTGATAAAGGTTTTCTTTCTGAAAAAGAATATAAGACTCGTGATGAGGCTGCATTTAATAACCGTCTTCTAGAGGCTGCTACAAGCCACAGCGTTGAGCAGGTGCAAAGATTTACCGTTGAGGGCAAAATTGCATTTACTCCGTTTTCATCATGGCTTAAGGGTCGTGCTGCATCGGGAGATTCATCTGGTTCTGGTGCTAGCCAGCAAAGAGAACTAACAGATAAATTAAATGCTGGTCAAGACCTTGATGACTTTGTTATGCAAATGCTTGGTCGTAAAGCAACCAATGAAGAAAAGCAAAACTATTACGAAAGATTAAACAAAGAGCAAAAGACTGCAATTAGAAAGACAACAGTCTCTGGAGATGTTTCAACAACAACTGGTGAACTGCTTGGCAATGATGACAGATTCCGTATTATGGCTGATGTTATTGCTCCTTCAATTAAGAATACACCAATGGAAGATATTTCAAAGTTTGGTGGCAGAGTTGCAACAAGTATTATGGAATTAAAAGAAACCGCTGCAGATTATGGAATTGAATTATCTTCTAAAGATGCACTAGATAGAGTTCTTCGTACATTTAAAACTGGTGGTATTTTAGATACTGGATTACTTGATGGAGAAAAAAGTCTTATTAGAGAAATGTCTAAGGCTTTTTATACTAAGTTGTCACCACTTATTGACCAAGGTGTAAAAGTATCTGATGTTGCTAAGCAGTTTGCAAAATATAAGAGCCAGACACTTGAAGTTCCAGATGAGGCTATTAGCGTATTCGATGAGGACATTCAACAGGCTTTGAGAAATGATGGCAATGAAGGTGTTATGACACTAACCGACTATCAAAAACTACTACGTACTAATCCAAAAACCAAACCTATTTGGCTAAAGACAAAGGGTGCTAAGGAAGAAGCGTCAGGCTATGCCTACGAAATCCTTAAGTCATTCGGATTGATGGCATAATGGCTAGAAAACCACTAGAACCTACAGTTACTATTGGCGGTGCTCCCGCTGGATATAAGCCAGAAACATCTTTGCAGTCTACTGCTAATTTTGGCGGTGCACCTACTGTATATCAGCAAGTTGGAACACCTAATTATATAACAGGAGCAAATGTTCCTGGTGTGCAAACTACATCATCATCTGCTACATATCGTGGTTTCCGCGAAGCAGAAGAAGCATCTAATAAACCATTTTATGATGCCAATCCAGAATATGTAGCACGTATGCTTGCTCCAGAACCAGTAACTAATGGTGGCGGAGATGACCAGCAAGATAATAAAGATGACACCACAGATACTGGTGCTACTTTAGTTAGCACAGAAACAGATGAGTACGGGAACGTAATTGGTTTCTATTCAGATGGTACAACTAAGATTCTTATTAAGTCTGGTCGCACAACCAAGACAACTGTAGATGAAGATGCTTACGCTCTTCTTGCTCAGACATTTAAAGACTATGGTCTGGAAGAACTTGTACCAGTAATCCAAGGATATATGGATAGAAACCTTGGTGCTAATCAGGCTGCACTTGAATTGCGTAAAGAACCAGCATATCAGCGCCGATTTAAAGGTAATGAAACCCGTCGAGCAGTTGGACTAAATGTTCTTTCCGAGGCTGAGTATTTGAATCTAGAAAACTCTTACTCTGAAACTCTTCGTGCATATGGTTTGCAGAATTACTTTGGTGCAGATAGAAACTCTAAGACTGCAGCAATGGCAGACATTATTGGTAATGATATATCTGCAACTGAGTTTAAGGATAGAATTGATACTGTGGTTACTAGAGTTCAAAACTCTGACCCAACAATTAAATCAACACTGCGTTCATTCTACAACATTACAGATGATGACCTAGTGTCATACTTCCTTAACCCAAAGGATAACCTACCTAAATTACAAGAGAAGGTTACATCTGCTGAGATTGGTGCAGCAGCAAAGGGTCAAGGTCTTGCTACCAGTATGGAAGCAGCAACTGCTCTTGCACAGTTTGGTGTTACAAAGCAGCAGGCTCAAGAAGGTTATCAGGCTGTTGGCGCAATTCTACCTACAGCAAGTAAACTCGGTGATATTTACGGAGAACAGTACACACAAGCAACTGCTGAAGAAGAAGTATTTAAGGGAACTGCGTCTGCAGCGCGTAAGCGCCAGCGGTTAGCAGCCCTAGAAGAAGCACAGTTTGGTGGTGCTGCAGGAAGACTACGCACTGGTACAGCAAAAGGTAACCAAGGCGCATTTTAGAATCCCTAGACGGACCGACTAGCCCCGTCAGGCGTATAAGACTAGGAGTAGAAGCCAGCCCATTTCCCCGAATGGTAACTGTGGTCTGCGAAACTAACAACAATAGAAGGGTGAGGTTGCATGAGCAACAATAACAACTGGGATAATGACGACGACCTAGATATGTATAACGAGGTCAATCAAGACGAAACGAATGGTATTAAAGACCTTCGTAGAGCCAAGAAAGCCGACGAAAAGCGTATCAAGGAACTCACAGAAAAGTTGGAAATGTTCGAACGCCAACAGCGTGAGACTACAGTTAAGTCAGTCCTAGAATCCAAGGGAGTCAACTCCAAGGCTGCCCGTCTAATCCTTAAGGATTTAGATGAAGTCAGCGAAGATGCAGTTACAAACTGGCTTCGTGAAAATGGAGATATTGTCGGGTATACCGAACCAGAACAAACAGAGACAAAGCCAAACGTAAGCGAGTTTGCTCGTCAAGATGGTGCGACTCAGTTTGCTGCGACTCCCGACGTTTCAGATGAATATGTTGATATGTTACAAAACTATAACGGAAACTCTGAAGAAGAATTACTGTCCATAATCCAAGGCATCGCAAATAAGATGCAATAATCCAGAAAGAGGTATCGCCAAATGGCAGATGTCTTTACTACCACAGGTAGCGGGTTAGGAACAAACCTTGTAACTCTAGCATACGACAAGTTGATTGAAACCAACCTCCGTGTATTGCCAAAGTTCCGCGAGATTGCTGACAAGAAGGTCGGCTCACTCACACACAACGGTTCCTCAATCCGTTTCCAGTTCAACAACGATATTGCTGATACAACTGTAGCAGGAGCAACACTCAATGAGACTGTTGACCCAGATTCAGTTGCACTACCAGCAACATCATACATTGACATTGCACAACTTGAACTCGGACGCTCAGTGCTTCCAGTCAAGAAGATTAACCTAATGTCAATCGCTAACATTGACCCATGGGTTGCTAACGCAATTGGCTTCAACATGACAAAGACACTTGACAACGCAATCGTTGCTAAGTTGGATGCAGGCGCAAACATTGTCCGCGTATCTGGCGGAACAGGCGCAGTTTCAAACGTCTACGAAGGCGTTGGAACAGTTGCTGCTAAGACAGCAATCCAGGGTGCAGACACAATGAAGTCTGCTGCTATCCGCACTGCAGTTACCAAGATGCGTGCTGCTGGAGTTCAATACAAGTCTGCTGGAATGTTTGTTGCATACATTCACCCAGAAGTATCTGTAGACCTCCGCACAGAAACAGGTAACAACGTATGGCGTACACCACATGAGTACCAGAATGCTGCTCCACTTTACGGCGGAGAAACAGGTTCATGGGAAGGCGTTCGTTTCATCGAAACAGCAAACGCTACAAACGCACAGGCTGGAGCAGGCGCAGGCGCTGCACAGACACGTGTATACCACACCTACGTTACAGGTGCTCAGGCACTTGCCGAGGCTGTATGGAAGGAACCAGGAATGGAAGTTGGCGTTGTCCAGGACCGTTTCAATCGTTTCTCACCAGCAGGTTGGTACGGAATCATCAACTGGGCGCTTTACCGCACACCAGCATTGGTTCGTATCGAAACCGCAGCATCAGGTCGTCAGACTGTCTAATCAGTAGATTGACGGATAGGCAGGGGCTTTGCCCCTGTCTATCAGTAAACCTATTGGAGGAACAATGGCATACAGATTTACTACACCAACAATTCTAGAAGAGATGGAAAGTGATGGTCACCCATTATTTTCTAGAATCAAAATCCCCAAGGGTATAACAGTTCTAAAGATTGATGGCGATTACTTTGAAGTTCGTTATCCATCTGCAGAAGAAGTAGCAGATGCAGATATTGCTTACATTGGTGGCTACTCATATGAAGTAACAGCAGGGGAAAAGGCTGACCTAGAGTCGGCAGGATACACGGTGGAGACGGTATGACATATTGCAATCATATTACAAGGGTGAAGACATGGGGCTTTACAGAAGCCCATGACTTTAAGGTGACAGAGTATGACTGCGTTTTGTGTGGCGCTATATCTCAGATTCCATTTAACGATGAAGAAGATATTGATATTGACCATACCAACTGTGATGATGATTGCTTTGGATGCAAGGCTCGCACATTGCAACTAAATACAGGTGATGCTAACTCTCAGAAGAGTATGTCAAATAAGAAATGGGACGGTGAGTTAAATGCTTACCGCAAGGCAAGAGCACAGGGTATTCAACCTGCTGGCACTAGCATGGCACATGTTAAAGCAGCGGTTGAAGCATCTAACGTAATGGGTAAACCATTTGATGCAGATACAGCAATTACAACAGCACAATCAATTACTAAAAAATCAGTAGCATCACTTAAAGAAGTAGGAGCAATATAATGCCAATGTTCGGAGAAAAAAAGTTTGCTTACACACCAGCAGGTATGAAGGCTGCAAAAGAATACGCTAAGAAGACTGGTAAGAAAATGACAGTCAAGAAGGCTGCTAAGAAGGCTATGCCTAAGAAGATGGGCAAGAAGAAGTAATGATGAAGAAGAAGCCTACTAAGATGATACGCGCTACAAAGCGCGGTGGCACTCCAGTTCCTATGCCTAAGATGCCAGCCAGAGGACCAGTTGCAAGAATGACTCAACAGGCTATGGGTAAGCCAAAGACGGCTAAGAAAACTGCTACTCCAAAGCCAAAGAATACACCTAAGCCAAAGATTACACGTAAGCCAGTAACAGACCGTCAACTACTTGATGTATCAAACATGACACCTGCAGAAAAAGCAGCATACTTAGAGCGTATGAAGCGTGGATACTACTAATGAAAAAGCACCCAGGATTCAAAGCAGCACAGAAAAAGATTGCTGCTCGGCAAGGTGTCTCGATGGCAAGTGCGGGTGCAATTCTTGCTGCGGGTGCGAGGAAAGCATCTAAGCAGGCTGTGGCTAAGAACCCACGCCTAAAGCGTGTTACAGGGGTTAAGAAGGGTAAGTAATGGCATACACCAAGGCAGCACTAAGAGAGCGTTTAAAGAATCAGATTATGTCTGGCTCTAAGGGTGGCAAGCCTGGTCAGTGGTCTGCTCGTAAGGCACAGTTACTAGCACAGGCTTATAAGAAGGCAGGCGGTGGCTACTCAGGTGGCAAGACCAAGGCTCAGGCTTCTTTGTCCAAGTGGACAAAAGAGAAGTGGGGTACAAAGTCAGGCAAGCCCAGCACACAGGGTCCAAAGGCTACTGGTGAGCGTTACCTACCTAAGCGGGCTAGACAGGCTCTATCAGCCTCTGAGTACGCTAAAACCACCGCTGCAAAGCGTGCTGGTATGAAGCAGGGCAAGCAGTTTGTAAGACAACCAAAATCTATAGCAAAGAAGACGGCTAAATTCAGATGAAGAAAAAAGATTCTCGCCTAGCAAGGGCTGGGGTATCAGGCTTTAACAAGCCTAAGCGTACCCCTAATCATCCTAAGAAGTCCCATGTTGTCGTTGCCAAGGAAGGCAACGTAGTCAAGACAATCCGTTTTGGACAGCAGGGTGTATCTGGTTCACCCAAGAAGGCTGGAGAATCTGCTTCATATGCGGCGCGTCGCAGGTCATTTAAGGCACGACACGCCAAGAACATATCCAAAGGCAAACTAAGCGCAGCATACTGGGCAGATAAGGTCAAGTGGTAATATGCCAGCACCATTAGTCGGAGCAGCAGCCTTGGCTGCAGCAAGAATTATTACAGGGCAAGTTGCAAAGCAGGGTGCTAAAAAAATATCAAAGAAAGTAGCACGTGCTGTTGCTGCTGAGGCTGCAGGCAAAAGGGCTAAAGCCCCATTTGGTACATATCGTAAACCAGCAAGAAGCAATAGACCACGCTTGCGTGATACAGACAATACTCCACGTAAAACAACTGTCCGCCAACTTGTTGGTCCTAAAACCAAATCTGGCAAAATGATTGAAAAGAAGTATCCTCCTAAAGTAAATACAAAGCCACCTGTAAAAAAAGCAGCAGCACCAAAAACTAAAGTAGAACCACCACGTGTAACTAAATTTGGTGGTCGTGTTATTGCTGTTAATAGACCTGCTGCTAATCCACGCGTTCGCAAACGCGAGGCAGCACAATTGCGTATTAGTCGTAGAGAATACGAAACAGAGCGTAAGCGTCAGGCTAAATTGGCTATACGTAGAGGTAAAAAAGAAGAAGTAGAAACTGCAGAGATTCGTCCAGCACAACCAACAATTGAATCTAGACTTGCTGCTCGTGCTGAAAGCGTTCCATTACAGTCACGCAATCAGTCTAGTATTGGTACAATGTCTCGCGCTGAGTTGCGTAGATATGCACAATTACTTCGTGAGTCTGGTGCTAAGGCTCCAAATGTTTCAAGAGCGCAAATAGCGGGTGGTCGTGCTAGAGCACTACAACCAACCGCTGAACGTAGGGCTGCTGCAATTAAAGATATACAACGCCGAGCAGTTGCTAAGGCTAGAGCACGCGGCATGACAGAAGCGCAAATTAATAGAATGATTGCTAATGCAAAGGCTGAGGCTGCTGCTATTGCAAGAAGGGCTGCTAAGTAATGACAGCAACATTAGATACACTAGCAGATGAGGTCATTATGAATCTTGCTGGCTATACGCTACAGCAAGACCGTACTACACACCTGACTACAAATATAACTACAACTACATCTACACTTGCTGCACCTACTACCTTCTCGCTTGACGCTCAGGAAATTGGTACTGGCATTGTTGAAATTGGTGATGAGTTGCTATGGGTAGATGCGTAT